CAAGTGATGGTATGTTACCACCAGCAGGAACTGACATAGGTGCGCCTGCACTTGATAATTGAGAAACACCTTTTATTGGAGTGTCCATGGCTGCCATTTTTGCAGCATCACTGCCTGCTCCACCCATTTGTCCACCTATAGCCCCTCCAAGACCTCCTAATGCAGCAGCTTCAAGAGCTTCATCTGTCGTTCCTCCCTGCAACAATGAACCAACTCCACTACCTATAGCGCCTGCTAAAAACGCAGGCATAATAGTTGTGGGTATTAATGCCTGTGCTGCCATTCCTAATATTGCTGGTAACATATTACGCTCCTAATGCTTTCATTCTATTTATTAATCGCTCTGCTCTGTTAGGCACTTGTGTTCTCCATTTCGAGTAATACATCTGATTTGCACTCTCCGTAAAGTCCATAATTGATATACTTGCTCTGAGTTTACTAAATTTACTAAGTCTTGTGTACCCCAAATTGTACATCATGTTGCATAAAATTAATTGCGCCTCTTCTGGTAAGTCATCAAAGTTGCCAAATAAATTTTTACAATCTGTTATAGTTCCTTGTATATCACTGTCAAAACAGCTATTTACACGCTCTTCACTTACAGGCGTCCCTACATCTTGTCCATATTCTGGGTCAGTATCACGGACCAGATGACCAATCCCAAAAGTAGGCAAATTAAGGTGATCCAAATAGATTTCATGTACGTTTCCTTCGTCTGCCTCTATTTCCTGTCGCAGCTTTTGTATGTCCATTTACTGACTCCCTTGTCTTTGTTTTAACACACATAACATGTTTGTGATAAAAATAGTTTCCTATTTTATTAAAAAACTTAGATAAACTTAACCAAAACCACATCATTTTTTATGTGCCTTTCTTATACTTTCTTTGCCTCTTTTAAATATACTGGCAACTTTATTTTTACCCATTACCTTTGCTCTCTGCTCACCAACTGTAAGGATCTGTATCTTTCTCGCAAAAGGTTTACTGACTTTCTTAACTTTTGCAACCGTAGCTCTTGCGTCTGCCTCTGTGGCAAACTTGATACCAACTGTGTCTTTTGGGTTCTCATCTGTGTATAAGCGTCTACCAGAGCCTTTTGGTTTTTTTCCTGTTCCAACTTTAGGGTCTCTTTTTTTAGCCATCTTTCTTCTTATCCTAAAAAGTCTATCTGACATTATTTTTTCTTAACTGTCTGCTTTGCTCTTCTAAAGTTTTTAGCTGTAGGTGCGCCTTTTGCACCTTTCTTTCTCATCTTTTCACCACTACCAGCTTTTATTCTTCTTCTTTTGGCTTGTATATTTCTATATAAACTCATTTTGTAAGACCTTTCTGCTTTTCATATGTTCTGAGTCCTCCGATGCCAAGCATGCCGCCAAGAACAGTTAAAAGTGTACCCATATCAAATTCAGGCAGGTCTGGTAATTCTACACCAGCAAAACTTGAACCAAATATAATTAAATCTTTTACGATAAAATGATAGGCAAAAGCAATCGCACAGACCCACCCAACTGCTGGTCGCCAGCCGCCCTTAAATATAGATCCACTTGCTGCCTCTGCTTTGTTTATTTCTAACTGAGCAAGCAAAGCCTCCTGCGCATGTTTTTCGGACATGGTGGCTATCTCGTGAGCCAACTTAGCCTTTTGATCTGCGTCAGGTATAAATTTATCTAACAGTCCTGTAACTGGTCCTATAAGAGCTTGTAACATTAATATACCCTCACTTTATCTTTATTTACATATGGAACAAGTTTACATATGCATTCGTATTTATATTGTTCATTGTCTTTCATATATGTTTGATTACTTAACATTTGACTAAAATCCATACATGATGCTGCACTTCTAAAATAGATTCCATCTCTATCAGCCATTCCATTAAGATAACATGCTAACATAAACGCTGTCATTACAAATCTACCTGTGGTGTTCTTACTACAGCATACTCTTGTATACTCAAAATAATTTGTATTCTATCTGCGTGTCCTGCCTGTGCTTTAACAGCTTCTCCAGCATTTAAGATAAAATCTCTAGAAGTGTTTGGTAAAAATTCAATTGTTCCAAGAGCGCTCATAGTTGAGTTTGTAGTATAAAGAAATTCGTGATTAGTTACCGCCCCAGATCCGCCATCTACACCATCTCCAGTGAAAGTAACAGAAAGAGTGCTTGCGCTACTAGATTTATTGATAGCTATTATTGAATGTATAACAGATGCATTAAAATCTGCATTAGATGGCGCTGTATATATAGTTTTTTTGTCCGTTGTTGTTAAATCTACTTTTACATTAAGTAGACCTTGAACATATTGAGGTATACTAGTAACTAACATTATCTTCTTCCATCTTGTACAATATTTACTTGAGGTGATCCTAATTTAAACTTTGTTCCTAATTCAGTAGCCTCAACACGCAACGCAAAAGTCCTGCCTCTAACTCTTACATCTAGTTTTTCTGTATAAACCTCTACAGGATTAGTTGATGTTCTTTGCGATGTATTGTTGTCATCAGTTTGTGTAAATCCAGAACCTGAGTGTGTTCTTGCTTTTATGGTAAAATCAACTTGTGGATTTATTGAAGTAGAACCTGCAAAATTAACATCTGGAACTATTCTACTTATGGATGAAAATCTATCAGCGCCACCTAATGCCATAGGCGCAGATTCAACAAATGATGTCATAGCACTTCCATCATCATCAAATCCAGTTTCATGATTAAATAAATGCTGACCACCTGTAGCTATTGGTAATGATCTTATACCTCTGTCAAGCCATGCCTGTCTTGCAAGAGATCCAAAATACCATATATTTTCTAAATAATTATATATTACATACTTATCTATCTCTGTGCTGCTTGCACTAGGATAAAACCACCATACTTCACTAAACTCTGTATTAGCCCCTACATGAACTTTATTTCTTTCTTCAATATTTAAATCAAGAAATACTTTGTCTTTTACGCTACATGGCAACTGTTGTGTTTGCCCTGAGTACATATAAAAAGTATCCACGCCCATCCAATAAACATTGTCATCAACAGCTATTGCAGAAAATGGACTCATTATTGTTATATTCTTTGACAGTTCTTTAATACCAAAAGTAAAAGGTGGTCCTATAAATCTCATGGCATGTAAAGTTTTATTTGTATAAACTAATATTTGTTCTTTTGTTTCTACAGCTTGAACAAATGTAGATCCCCCACCTAATCTAAGATCTCCTGCAGTGTTAGTTGTAGTAGGAAAGAAATCTAATGGATTTTCTTGTGATGAAAAACGTATCAATAACGGATCTTGCACACCATCACCCTGTGTTGCAGATGCGCTTGCACCTAAACCATCACATCCAAAAACAATAACATGTCTATCTTGGTCAGATACTATTATTTGTTTTGCTATTGTTGGCACACTAGTTTTTGTGCCTGCTCTAGTAGAAAGCTCTACTGCTCTGTTTGATAAACCGTTTGTTTTATCCCAATAAAATAATCCACTATCTCTTGCATTGATTATTAAATCTTCTCCAAAATTATCGTGTGACCATAATCTTATTTGCGCTCCCGGAACTGTAACAGAAGCTGCATTACCCCACCCAACAAAATCATTCGCTGAATCTGCATTTCCAGTTGCCAATCTTACAAGCGTGTTATCTGCATGTGTTGCAGCATCTGTGCCACTTGCACCTCTTGTTGATGGACCACCGCCAGTTCCTAAAGTATTAGAACTTATTGTGCCTACTGTAATAAGCTCTTCATCTATCAGTATTAAATCACCAGCCGTAATACCTGTTGCACTGTCTACATCTATTGCGGTCTCACTTGCGTCTAGCGCCTCTGCTAACTGCGTTGCTAAAGCTCCAGAGGTTGTGCCACTCCACTGACCAGCACCAAAACCAGTTCCGCCTACTGTTACGTCTAATCCAACATTTATTTGATATTCGCCCACAACACTACCACCACCATTGCCAGAGTCGGATGAATTTGCCGCTACACTCGATGTAATCGTGTAAGCATTAGAACTTATCAATGATGTTATTTGAAACTCTGCATTAAGCACTGTGGCAGTTATTGTGCCACCTAAACTAACCGCACCAGAAAATGTAACAAAATCTTTTTCATTTGCTCCGTGTGCTGGATCTGTAACAGTTATTGTTGTAGATCCGTTTGTCGCAGAAAATGTTACATCACCTGCACCTGTTGTTTGTCTTATAGGTGTAATGTCATTAAATACCTGTCCCTCTTCTATATAATATTTTAAGTGAGTTCCTATACCCAAAAAATCAGAGCCATCTAAAGCTACCCAGTTATGAAGTCTTCTAGCTGATCCTTCATATGTGTTTGTGCTAAATTTTTCCCATCCACCTATTTTTTCTGGAGAACCTAATCTAAATCTTATTTTATCACCATCAACAAAACCACCTTCATTACTATAGGGCGTAATATCTGAAACAATACCTGATTTAAATGTTAATTTATTTAATGGCATTAGAAAGCACTCACTGATTTTGTTCCTGTGTAAGCAGTTTCATCAACACTACCGCTTCCATCATTTATATCTTTCAAAGCAAAAGGTCTACTACTTCCGTCACTTCCTGATATTGTTCCAGTAATACTGAACGATGTATCACTAGAATTTCTGTCTAACACAGCAGTCGATCCAGCATTTACTGTAACTCCATTATATGGATCATTACCACTCAAAACACATGCAATAGATAAATTATTTGTAAAAGTAAATCTTTTACCTGTCTGTTCTACATTTATATTAAGAGTTATTAATTGTGGTGGAGG